GAACTCCTTCTCCATCGGCGAGACCGCCATCTTGAAGGCCTTCTCGAGGTACTCGATCATCGGCACCGGGTAGGTCCCCACCGTGCCCGGGGTCAGGACGGGCATGCCGGTCCAGTCCTGGTAGGGGATCGCGAACCGATTCGGCATGGCCGTCGAGTTCGTGTTCGCGAAGTAGGTCGCGATCAGGGTGCTGACGAACGTCTGCAGGCCCGCGGCGCCCAGCTGGCTGATGTAGCCGGTGATGAGCGACGTGTTCTGGTTGATGTTCGGGTTCGTCAGGAGGCCGGGCACCCGCGTGTCCGTGGCGCTGCCCAGGAAGGCGATCTTCTGGATGCCCAGGTCCCAGTTCTTCTTCCGGGACTCGTGCTTCTTCGCGATGATGTCCCAGTTGTTCGCGCGGAGCGCCTGTTCGACGTCGAAGATCGTGTAGCCGAGGGTCTTCCCCCAGTTGATCACCGGGACCACGACGCCGTCCACCGAGACGTCAACCGAGGCGAGCCGGGCGTCGGAGGCGCCGGTCCGCAGGTTGCCGGACTCGAAGTCGTCGGCGTTGGAGTAGCTCCGGTTCGTCAGGATCTGGTCCGAGAACGCGCCGTCGCCCACCACGACCGGGATGAAGTCCGCCGGGGCCACCGTGTAGAACTTCTGGTCGCTGACCTGCTTCTTGATGTAGGTCAGGGTGTCGATGGCGATCTGGTAGCCGGTTGCCGTGTCGGCGACGTCGCCGACCGCGTTGTTGCGATCGAAGCCGTCGTCCTGGCGGCCGTTCTTCCAGATGGTCTGCTGCTTGCGGGAGATGCGCCGGTCGTTCATCTCGACGGGCGCGAGGATGGCGTTGTCCCGGACGATCTCGTCGGACTTCAGGGTCGCCATCTCGGACTCGTCGCGGATCACGCGGCCGGTGTTTTGGTAGAAGATGCTCTTCATGATTTTGGTTTTTTGAAGGTTGAGTGAGGTGGTCGAGCGTCGATCAGGGCGAGACGAACGAGGTGCAGGTCGCGGTGGTCGAGGGGACGAGGTTGAGGGCGGGCTTGATCTTGACGCGGATGATCTGGCCGGCGGCGCTCGCCTGGCCTTCCGCATAGCCGACCGTGTAGTCGCCGGCGGTCGTGTCGGCCGCGACGGTGGCATCGTTGGTGGCCACCGACGGGTTCGTGATCGAGACGCGGGCTCCGCGGTTGATCGCGGCGGCCGACTTCAGGAAGAGCACGTTGAGCTCGCCGGCGACTTCGACCATGTCCATCGCGACGTAGCTGTTCTTGCGCGGATTGTAGGCGATGACGCCGAAGACCGGGCCGTCGGAGGGGCCCGAGCAGACATCGACGATGATCTGCGGGCCGGCGAGGGCGATGAGCTTCACGGCGCAGCCGGCGACGATGGTCCCGGCGGCCGCGGCGGTCGACGGGTTAATTTGGCACGATTGCGTGTCGACGTTCGGCTGATAGGCGACCTGGCCGATCAGCGGAGTCTGGTTGAACTGGTTTTGGTTCTGCGACAGGTTGGACATGTTGATTTGGGTTCGAGTTCTAGGTGATCGGCGACTCAGTTATCAGAGCCGAAGAATTTGCGGCCGCGAGCGAGCCGCGCGGCGCGGGTGCCGCTCATCGAGACGGCGGGCACGGGGGCCTGGGCCCGGTTGTCCCGGGCGGTCCCGAGCGTGGCAAAGGATTCGGCGCCATTGCGGCGCGCGGCGTTCTGGCGCTCGAGCTCATCGGCTTCGGATTTCGCCTTGGCGTCGGCATCGGCCTTTTCCTTGTCGGCCTTGGCCTTCACGGCGTTCTGCCGCTCGAGTTCCTCGGCGTCAGCCTTGGCCTTCGCGTCGGCGTCGGCCTTGAGCTTGATGGCGTTCTGGCGCTCCGCCTCGGCATCCTCCTCCATCTTCTTCTTGGTCTCCATCTCCTCGGCGTTGAGGCGGTCCATCTCGGCCTTCTTTTTCTCCTCCTCTATCTTCTTGGCCTCCTCCTCGGAGTTCATCCGGGAGACGTGGTGGCCGGCGTTGGCCCGCTCCGTGTAGGCCTTGACCATCGAGCCGGCGTGGTAGCGGACGCCGCCGTACTCGATCATGTCGTCGCCCTCGATGGCGTAGCAGTGGTTGTCGCGGACGATTTCCTCCACGGTGGCGGATTTCCCGCCGCCGACGGCGATCCGGGCTCCGGCCGGGATCTCGGTGGTCGACTCGGTGACCTTGCCGGTGACGGCATCGACGATGCGCTTGATGAGCTTGTGCATGATGGGACGATTGATCGAGTTTGTGCGGGTGATCTCGGCATCCTCGAAGCGCGGCTGGAGGCCGGGCTCGCAGAGCGCGAGGTGGTGAAAGCGGAGTTTCCGGATCTCCCGGTCGTAGGCGTTGTTCAGCCAGTGGCCAGGGCCGTCAAAGTCGGACTTCTTGAGGCGCGTCCCGACCGACACCCCCCAGCCGTTCTCAATCGCGCGCAGCGCCTGCTCGGTCTCGATCGTGCCCTCGCAGCAGAACCAGCCGCGGTCGGCGTCGAAGTACGCCTTGTCGATGCGGCCGTTCGCGTGGTCGACCAACTCCTCGGCGGATAGGTTGGTCGGGACGTGGCCGATCGTCAGCGGGCAGCCGATCAGGGTCTCGAGGTTCTCGTCGATCGCCGGCTTCTTGATCAGCTCCTGGCCGGGCATCGTCGGGCTGTCCTCGTAGTTCACGACGCCTGGCGTCATGAACCAGCACTTGAAGCGCTTCCCGGTCTGGACGAAGTTGACGCGCTCGACGTGGACGTTGCGGTCCTCAGCTGTGTCAGCTGCGGGAGGGGCTTCGAGAAGTTCGGCGACAGGCGGCATTCATTGGAATGAGGGCCAGCCGGAGTCCGCTAAGCGGACGTCGCACCGAACGTCGGGACTGAGGATTTGAGCCTAAACGGCGCGGGATCAAGACTTTTTTTGCAAACCGCGGCCGGCGCCCTGCATGGCGGTGAGCCGCTGCAGTGCGGATTTGCGGCGCTCGAGAGCCTCGTCCATGCGCCGGCGCGCGGCTTCCTGCATGGCGATCTCCCGCCGGAGAGCGTTGCAGCGCTCAATGTGCTGGTCGGCGGCGATCATGCGGGGCGCACCCGGATGGTGACCGGGTGGAAGATGACGGGCTGCGGGAGGACGACGGGCGACTGGACCGGCTGGACTGATCGGCAGAGGCAGCCGGCCGAGGTCGGCACCGGACGGCCGCACGAGATGCAGCGGCCCGCGAGGTCGACCGGGCAACCGCCCAGGGTGGTGGAGATCGGGATCATGCGACCCTCCGGGCCTGCAGGTTCAAAATGGGCCTTGCGACACATCGGCAGTTATGGAAGATCAGCCCGTTGATCCCGTACCACCCCATCGCTGTCTCCAAGTTATAAACATGTCCCGCAAATTTCTCCCGTCTCACCTCGACCACGCGAAGCGCCTTCTGGCCCAGGGCATGACCCTGAAGAAAATGGAGAAGATCGTCGGCTTCGGTCCGGACTGCCTGTCGCGTAAGCTCCGCGAGGCTGGTGTGGCGATCCCACAAATCCACGCTGCCTGGAACAAGCTGGCGCCCGATCCCGCGCCGCTCGTCGCGGCCTACACCGGCGGGGAGAGCGAGCTCGCCATCAGCCTGCGGACGGGCCTTGGCCGCAACGTGATCCGGCGTGTTCTGGTCGAGCAGGGCATTGCGATCCGGACCGGCTCGGAGGCCAACCTGATCCGCATGCAGCGGTTGAGCCCCGACGCCCGCAAAGCTCTGACGAAGGCCTCCCATGCTGCCGTCGCCAAGCAGCCCCGGGAGTGGTGGCAGAAATTGCATGCCAAGTGCGCGGACCGCCGTTGCAAGCGCCGCGGCAAAGGTGAGGCCATCCTGGAGGAAGCGCTGCGCCGCCACGGCCTGCCGGTTGAGCCCCAGAAACCGTGCGGGCCCTACAATCTCGATTTTGCCGTCGGCACCATCGCCGTCGAAGTCGTCACGACTACCCCGCGCCACTCGGCGAATCGACACTTCGCGGAGCGCGTCGAATATCTCGCTCAGCACGGCTACACGGTCATGGCGGTCCAATTCCCGGCCAAGCGGGAGGACGTGCTCGGCCGGCAGCTGGATGACGTAGTCCGCCTGATCGAGTTCGCCTATCGCCTTCCACCCCTGGCTCGTAAGCACCGGGTGATTCGGTGTAGCCTTGAACGATTTGCCATCTTCCGTAACGAACGTGGCCAACTCGCCAGCATACCAGCGCCGGAACGCTTTTTTTACACGGTGTGCGATTTCGACCCGCGCGTCTCCCGGTAGGCAACCCCAAACCATCCCGGGGTTCGCGTGAATGCCCCGTTCTGAATCGGCCAGAGGGGGGTCATCCCAGCTGAAGGTTTTCCCCTCGAGCTTCTTGTGGTCGAGCCGCACCTTCGCATCGCGGCGGGTGTCCCAGCGGTACTCGGTCGACCCGACGTCCTGGGCGCGCGCCTGGATGAACTCGGAGGCCAGCATGGTGGTCTCCTGCTGGGCGAGGAACTTCGCCTTGCGCTGGGTCACCCCGTACTGGTTGCGGAGGATCTCCTGGATGCGGTCGAAGCGGCCGCCCTTCTGCCAGTTCTCCTCGACCATGAGGCGGAGCTTCCTGGTCTGCTCCTCGGTGAAGTTCTTGATGGGCAGTTCGAGGGTGTCGGTCAGGTGCTCGCGGACCTGGCGGGTCATCGAGGCCGAGAAGTCCGCCGGCACCGTCACAGCCTCGATGGCCGTCATGCCCTTCTGGGCGTCGCCGACCGCGCTCACGAATTGCTGGTTGAGGTCCTTGAGGATCTTGCCGATCACGCCATCGATGCCCAGGCCGAGGACCGGCGTGTCGGCGACGTTCTGGCCCACGAGGTCCAGGGTGCGCTTGATGCCCTCGTGGAGATCGAGCGAGCGTTCGCGCGCGGCCGCCACGGCGCCGCGGAGCGCGTAGGGCATCTGGTCGAGGGCCAGCCGGTAGACCTTGCCGCGCTCGTCGAACTTGGCGCCCAGCTGGCGGAGGGCCCGGGAGATCTTGGCGTTGAAGTCTCCTGAGAAGGCCCCGTTGGCGTAGATGAGCCGGCCGCTCCGGAGGGCCGCGTCGATCTCCGGGCTGACCGTGGCGTTGTCCCGGACGACGCTCGGGAACTCGCCCATCTCGACCAGGAGCTTCTCGACCGAGGCGTCGAAGATGATAATCGGCAGCGGGCCGGCCGGATCGTCCTGGAGGGCCGCGTACCACTGGTGATGGCCGTCCACCACGTAGAGATCCAGCGAGACCAGGACGGAGCGGTCGCCGTCGTTCTTCCGGGCCCGCTCGACCTTGGCCGGCGAGAACATCGCCTGGGTGGGCTGGAGTTCGTTGGCCGGCATCTCCCCGGCCTTGTGGGCGATGCCGCGCGCCGCCAGGAATGCGATCAGGGCGCCGCGGTGCGAGGCCTCAACCTGCGGCATGTCGCTCCGCTGGACGCCCAGCGACCCCAGCTCGGCCGGGAAGAGCTCCCAGTCGTCCAGGGCGTTCGTCCGCTCGATGTCCATCAGGTCCAGGATCGGCTTCCAGACCGCCTCGTCGAACCACTCCATGATCTTGTCCTCGAGCTCGGTCTCGAGCGCGCGGGGCGGGACGACGGCCTCGAGGTCGACTTGCATGGTCAGGCGGAGCCTCCGCGGCGGTCGTGCTCTTCCCGCTTGGCCTTGATGTTGACGGGGCCCTTGCGTAGTTCCGCGACCATCTCTGCCGCCTGGTCCGATGCGCCGTTGATCCAATTCGACGCATAGGGACCGGCGCATAGGCAAAGTGGGCAGCGCGGGTTCCCGGCTTCATCCGGGGCCATTAGCCCCAGGCCGGCCGTCTCGAGGGCCTGGGAGACGATCATGTTGTTGGCCGCCATCAGAGGGTCGAAGTCCTCGAGGTGGAGCACGTCCGGATCCGTCAGGGATTTCTCCATCTGGCGCATCAACTCGTGGCCGTCCTTGGCGATGAAGTCGCCGAGACCCCGCGTTGTGATCGCAGCCTTGAGCTCATCCCAATGGGGCTTGCAGATGTTCATGCCATGTCCCTCGGTTGCCACTTTCCGTCTTTCCATCGGGTCTTGGCCGGCTTGGGAGGGAGATCCCAATCGAGGAGCCGAACGTAGACGTGGAAGTTGCAAATCTCTCCCCTGGCGCAGAGGTAACTCGCATTGGCGTCGCCGTTCGCGTCGACGCTGTGGAGATCGAGCCCTGCTCGACCGCCGCACTTTGGGCATCGTGTCATCAGACCGAGGCCTCCCCCGAATATCCCCCACGATCCTGGAGGCATCTCACCGAAGTCTGTGGACCGCACGAATGGAACTCGACGGTTTGGGTCGCACGGTTGCTCGACAAATCCAGGCAGAGGAATTGCGTTCAGCATGATACCAGGCGCCCGTCGATGAGGTGGCCGTGCCAGGAGTTTCGTGGATCCGGGTGGTCCTTGTGAGGCGGGTTGCGGAAGATGCTCGGCTGCAGGGTTGGCTTCTGCTCGTTGCCGTTCCATCCCCATGGGCCCTCATTCTGCGGCGCCCCGTTGACGACCGGGATGGGTGCCACCGTCCCGCTCTCGTTGCCCGGGATCCAGATGACGATCTCGACCGCGCGCCCCTGGGCGTCTCGTGTCCAGAAGAAGTCGCCCGGGCCCTTGAGCAGCGCCTCGGAGGCGCTGGGGAACCATGGGGCCGGATACGTCGGGCCGACCGGGTCGACGAGACGGCAGTCGACGCTGTCGCGGTTGATGCTCATTCCCGGAAGGCCATGTCGGAGTGGGCATCCATGGCGACCGTCTTGATGCGGCCGGTGACCAGGTCGGAGAAGATCCGGCGCGCGGCGTGGCGCCCGTAGTGGTTCTGCAGCTGCTGGAGGGCGTAGCAGTCGCCCAGCTTCTGGGGCTCGCGGCCGAGGTGCGGGTCGAAGATCTCGACGAAGCCCTGCTGGCGCTGGATCTCCTGGACGACGGGCTCGAGGCGGTGCACGGCCGCCTGCGCCCGGCGGAGCCGCCAGCGATAGACGACGAGCCGGATCTTGCGGAGGAGCCTCATTGACCGGGGACACCCAAAGGATGGGCGGTAAAGGACCCGAGCTTGCGGAAGACCGCCACCCGAACCGATTCGCCGCCGTCTTCCTTGAAAACCTCAAAGGCTGACCGGACCCGCAGGTCGGTGTTGCCCATCAGGCCGCGCTGGAAGCGCTGCCAGTCGTCCAGGTTGCAGAGGATCACGGCGCCGAGCGCGGTCGTCCCCAGGTAGGCCCCGATGAAGTTGCTCTCATCGCTCGGCCGAACGGCGTTGATCTCGCAGTAGACGATGTCGCCATATTGGAGATCGGCGCCGGCCACGGCCGGAGCTTTCTCGGTGCTGCCGAAGCTGACGGTCTGGGGGTTCACGCTGCCTTTTTCTTCGGCTTGGACTCTCCCCCGAAGACGCGCTTCTTGCCGGCGCGCTTCTCGGCCTCCTCGGCGAAGCCTGCCTCCTCGGCGCCTGGCGCCACCGCCTCGCGGGTGCCGTTGAGGACGCCGGTCTCGACCGGCAGCAGGTCCTCCTTCTTCAGGGCCTCCGATGCCTCCTTGCCGTCGTAGAGGCCGAGGTTGTAGAGCTCGGTGATCCGGCTCTGCTTGGCCGTCTTCACGATCTCCATGTCGGTCTGCTTCATCACCCGGAGCGACGGCCACTCGCACTCGATGTCCTCCGGGACGAAGCCGAAGAGTTGCTGGCAGCGGATCCCGGCGGTCTCGATCACCAGGGGCTCGGCGACCTCCCGGACGGTCTCGACGATCGAGTTGTAGTTCTCGAGGGA